CTGTAGTTTTCCACCCATCACTAGAATAATCTTTTACTGCTACCTCATCAACCCATTTACCTATCTTTTTACCGTCTTTTGTAGTCCACATTTGAAATTGTTTTATAGGAAAACCTACAAGATCACCTAACTCCTCAATCTGTGCTAGGTTTAGTTTTACAAAGTCTAGATTATGTGCTCTAGACATATCCATAATAGATGTAGTCTTTCCAATACCAGACTCACCTACAACCTCCACTGCTACAGGTTTTTTACCTTGTGATTGCAATGCACGGTTGTTTGTAATAATATGATCTACAAAATTTTGCAGCTCATCAATGTTTAAATTTACTTGGTTCATAATTATATTGTTTAATTGATTAATTTAATTGAATTTTAATTCCAGTCAACTCATTGTTGATTCTAGAATGTGAGCTATGCACCCACAATGCGTTTTTTGGACAATTGTCCGGGTTAGGAGCTTCACCATCAGTAAGACATATAAAAGCAGAGTATTTGTTTTTAGAGTTATTATAATGATCTGTAACAGGCTGAAAGCATGTACCACCTCTACCTTTTATTTCCCAATTCTTTTTAGGATTAAACTCTTCTATACTAGTAAGCTGTGTATCAAACTGTGCAACTGTTATTTTATTACCAGTTTTATGCATGTGTACTAACTCATTCATAAATTCTACTAGTTCTTTGCTGCTAACAGATCCTGAAGTATCAACACCTACAAGCACATGATTTCTATGCTTTATCTTAAGACCTGGGTTACCTGAGTATCTCTTATTATATTTTCTACGCAACTTTTTAGTATAGATTGTAGATGCGTTACTAATAAACCTTTTAAGATACTGTTTCCAATTGAATTTAGAAGGTTCTACCTTAAATAGTCTCTCGATAATCTCTGCTAGCTCTCCGGGTATTGTACCGTGCTTCTTTTGTATCTCTTCTGCAGTAGTTTTCATCTGGTGCTCGTATTGCTTTTGCACTAGCTTCTTTGCTGCTTCAGGCAACTCTGTAACTTCTTCCCAATGCTTGTGACAATATTGACTATCGCCATCCATTTGATCTAATATACCCTGCAATGCATCACAGCTACTGTTACCACTGCAATCCATAGTTTTTTCTAGCAATTTATAATACTCACCGGTACCAGCTTTCTTTGGCAGTTTAAGTTCTTTAAACGTATCCAAAGTTAATCCGCCAGCTGGCAACATGTTACGATCTATATACTGATTAATCTCTATATCCGCAGCTATGTTAAATAACTTTTTATTAGGATATTTATCTGCCAAGATAAGGTGACCGAAAGCTATATGTAATAGCTCATGTTTTAGCAAACCTTGTTGATGTGGCTCACTAAGGTCTGCAAAGAAATCCGGGTTAATAACTAATCGCATTCCTATGCCGTGTTTTCCTACACCTGCGGTAGCACATTGCTTACTGAATTCTTTTTGTAATCCAATAAGAAAGATACCGTAGAAAGGCTCTGTAAATATCAGTGTCTTAGATATTCTAGAGAGTTGATCTTGTATTGTTCTCATGTTTAATTGATTTAAAATATATACCTAATTGTATTCCAAGGTATAATTTGGTTATGTAATTGTCTAAATTGTTTTATATACTTACCTTTTAGGCTAAGTTTATATCTTATATTTTCACCACCATATTGTGATCTTTTAAGCTCTTGCTTGTCTAGCACCCATAAATCTACTTCTGTTTTAGGATGTCTTTCTAAATTTACAGTATGCTTTTTAAAATTATGTGTGAGAAATATAACTTCTGATAATACTTGGTCCTTGTATTGTACATAATCATTTACCATATTGAATAGATCCGCATAATCTTCTAGCCATCCATCATATACTATAACAGGACTAAAATTTATATGCACATCATAACCAGCATCTATAAATGCATCAATAGCTTTTATCCTATTAATAATTTTAGATGTGTGTGGTTCATGTAAATCTGATTTATGCTGAGGCATAAGACTAAATCTTATACGCATTTTACCTTGCGGGTCAAATGATGTAAGATTAGGATTAACATATTTAGTAGCAAAACTACCCATAGCAACAGGATGATCTCGAAAGAATTCAAATATCTTTTCCCATTGATGGTGTTTTGCATGCAAAGCAAAGTCTTCGTTACAGCTTATGTCATATGTTGTATACTCTGCGTGTGTCTGATTAGGTTTATCTACAGGTGTAAAGTATGCATGGTTATTTATAGCTGTAAGTATATCTCCTGTGTTAGTTGCTATAGTAAGACCTTTATCTTTATGTCTTTTCATATAGCAATAAGAACAGTTATACAAACAACCGTAACCAAAGCTTGGACTAATAAAATCTGTAGATCTACCTGAAGGCCTAATAAGCATAGACTTTCTAGTGACCTTATCTATCATAAACCTTCATCTCTTTCTCCATCTGCCATCATTTCAGCCCATGCTTCTTTTCTAGCAGCTTCATACTCATAATCTTCTATAGGTTCACAATGTTCTTTGCATTCAAAACAGATGCCAATATCTTCATCCATTTTTGCTCCGCAACAATCACTAAGCATTTCATATCCGTAACCATCATCTATAGGGTTACTTAATTTCCATTGATCGTAATTCATAATTTTTGTTTAATTGATTAATAAAAAGAAAAAGAGGAGGAGATGTAATCGCCCCAAAGTATAACCGCCATTAATAATTTAAATTAATTACTAACCTCCTCTTTATCTTATAATTGTTTAATAAGTTCTACTGTTTCATCTACTTGTTTTTTATTTCTAGGCATAAATAATACATAGTGATGATTATTATCTTTAAGATGTTTTTTAAATAGTTTCCATCTTAAAGGAAAAGACTCGTTTGCATAGCCTTTTGTTTCGATAATAAATTTACCGTTTGGATCTACAAAATCAGGTGTATATGTAATAGGTCTAATTTTACTACCTTTATTATATAACTTTTTTTGTGTCCCCTCATAACAAGCTAAAGGATATACCATAGCAGGAAATATTGTAAATGTATTTTCTTCGTATTCTACTAAAATTTCTGATTGCTCTAATTGCTTATAGCAGTACAATTCAAGATTAGATTTAAATTCTTTTCCATCATATATACTTTTTTTGGCATTTTTAACTTTAGTTCTACCCTTCCTTTTAACATACTTTCTTTTCTTCATAATTCATTACATTAGTTTGTAAATATCCTTCTAGTCCTCTATTTTTATTCCATATGTATGCTTGTCCGCATCTTAGTGTTCCCACATATCCTTGTGTTTTATGCCAAGTATCATTAGCACATATACTAGGTATAAATCTAACTTTAGTACCCATATACTCATTAAGCATTTCTTTATGCTTATGTCCACAGTGCACCTCTCTAACTTTACATCTACTCCACATATCAGGCTGCTCAGTGGCAATTAATAGCGGAAGCTCTTGAGGTTTTTCTTTATCACCGTGTGTAAACATAATCATATTTATACCATACTCATAATATTTACGTGACTCTAAACTATTGTCTATACTTACATTTTTATTGTTATGATATAAAGCGTCTAACACCTCTCCAACGTAAAACATACGTTCAAAGTCATGGTTACCTTGTACAACTAATACATCCACAGGTGCGAACTGTGATAAATAATCAATTGCTTTTGTAACTAAATGCCAATAACCTCTAAAAGATTGCCGCCAACGCATACTATCTTGTTGAGGTGTACCTTTAGTTGTAGCTCTACTCATACCTTCTGAGTTAAGTCCGTCATTACCTACAGGTAAAAGAAATCGTTCAATTTCTAAACCATCTGCTTTTCTATGTAAATCTTGAATTGCTTGTATGTAATGCCTTTCTAATGCTTCTGGGCCTTCATCTGTTATCTTACCATAATGTATATCTGGTAAAGATATTTCATAACAAATAGGATCTTTAGGTTTTTTGTACTTAAGCTTTGGTACTTTAGTTGATCTTGTTTTTATATATTTAAGTAACTCTTCTTTAACCTGCGGCTGTTCATGCCATTGGTTATGTGTTACTATACTATACCTTTGTTCTCCATTAAAGTTTTGCCAAAACTTAACAGACTTTACGTCTGCCATTGTTAATCCATTGTCTAGTAAATGTTTTTGAAAAGCTTGACTTGTAGTAAGTTCATGACCATTATCATTATTCATTCTTTCTTGTATCCATTCTTCAGATGTTACAAGCTTTTTACAATCTTTAATAATAGCTATATCTACTTCCCATTTGTCTGCTAACCATTGTGCTCCTTTTTTTAAAAATCCTTTACGTGTTCTAAACTTCTCAATAATTTCATCTCGTGTCATTTTAATATGTTTTTAAGTTCGTTAAAATTGCCTACCTTAAATATTAAATCTGATGGATCTTTGACTTCATACTCTTGAGGTATACAAATATTATTAAAACCATATAAATCACATATCTTTTTAGCCATGCTTTGACCAGGGTTATTTACATTGTTAAAATCATTATCATATAAAATTTCTATTGTATTGAATCGTTGTTTTAGCTCACTTATTAATTTTTCATCAGGTATTTGCATTTCACTTTGCATAGCAATCGAATGATAGCCTGCAGCGTATAAACACATAATATCTTTGAGGGAAGAAGTAATGATAAGCCTCTCACCTTTATTCGGGAGTTGGTTATAGCCTTGAACATCTGTCTTTTTTGTATTGCTTAACCACTTATTTTTTTCTTCGTAAGGAGAATAGATTTTATATCGATTTTTAAACTTAAATACATAAGTAATTGATTTACAAGTAAATCTGTTGTTGTTCACCCAGTAGTGACTTATTGGTTCAACTGCAAAAGTATTAAGTATTTTCTTACTTACCAAATATTTTCGCCAAAAGTTCGCGTCATCCTTATTCCAAGGCCTTGCTCGTTTTTGGATTATTGTTGGTTTTTCTATATATTTAGGCTGAGGTCTTGTACTACCAAGATACCCCATAGTAAATAATCTTTCTTCTTTTTTAGAGCTTAAATTTAAATTAAAATCACAATCGATAATTTTTAAAGCGTCTATAAAAGAAACCGCATACTTAAATTGAACATAACTAAAACAGTTAAATGTGTGGTCAGGATAACCAAAATCTTTATATAACAGGTTACCACTCCACAATACTATAGAAGCAGATGGTGTTTCATCTTTTCTTAATTCGCTACAAAACTTTTTATTTAAAGTTTTAAAACTAGAACAATAATATGCAAAAATGTCATACTCAGTAATTTTACTAAGTATGACATCTGTATGCAAATGATCTTCACTGCTTCTAGAATTAATCATTAGAAAGGAAGATCTTGTTTAGCTGGGGCTTCTGCAGTAGTAGTTTCTCCAGTCCAATCTTCATCTTCATTGATTGTGTCAGGAGTAACTAGTGCAGCAGTGGATACATGTGTTCCCCACTTTAAGTCAGCGTTAAAATCAGCATTAAATGAACCATAGTCATCATTAAGTGCTTTAATAAATAAATCATCACGTTGAGGTTTTACTCTACCAAAGTATTTAGTATATACTTGCTGATATTTATCATCTTTTACACCAATAAGAACTCTTACCTCATTGCTTGAAAGTGTGTGAACTAAAGCTTTAAGTTCATTTATATTACCATTAGCTATTGCAGATACTGTTTCAAAATATACATTATCACCAGCAGCTACGTTAGCCCAAGCTTTAACAAAATTAATAAGAGTTTCCTCACCTGTGTAAGCTTTTCTTTGTCCTTCTGCTTTCCACCAGTCATATGTTGGTTCATCTTCTGACCACGTAGACTGACCAATATTATTCATCCATTGGTGTTTACCTGATTGAGACACTCTGTGTTTATTTTGCATTAATATTTCTAATTTAAAGTTACCGTCTGAATTAGCCAGCCAAAATACAACTTTATTATATTCTTCACCACTAAATTCTACTTTATAATTAGGTTCTTGTTTAACATTAATATCCATGTCGTGTAATTCCCTCATTGTTGGGTTTACAGCCATAACTTTTACATTAGTTAAACCTGAGTAGGTTTTGATTCCACCTACAACTTCTTCTGTACTTGCATTACTTTGTATTGCCATTTTTATTATTTTTAATTATTAATTGGTTTATAACTCGAACGTATCATCGTCCATTTCTATTTCATCTTCATCATTAGCTTCCATAGCTTCTCTTAATGTTTCACCATTTTCATTTACATGGGTATCTAAAGCTTCATTAAGAGTATCTTGATCTTCTTGATCTAACTCTACCTCTTCTCCATGTTTATTTTTAGCTGTCCATTCTGCAGCTTCTTTAATAGTTTCTTCTGGAGTTTGGGTATGCGGTCCAAGCAAATCTACAATAGACTGTTCAGCTTTTGTAATTTCATCTCTGGCTTCTTTAGCTGAATCTATAGCTTCGTCTATAGCATCATGTAAAGTTATTTGATTAGGATCTACTTCTTCTACTTCATCTGGTGTTACATCATCTACAAAACTAAAAGATAGCGCTTTCTTTCTACTAGGTCTTCTACCTTTAAGAAACGGATGTTTAAACATCTCATCTACTTCCCACGGTTTAATACTATACTTTACAGCCATTTCTGATTTACTAATACCGTCTTTAAGATCTTGATCAATCATTGAGACAGTAATTTTAGCAGGAGTTTCACCTGGCTCTACGTGCTTTTTCATTTCAATCATTTTTTTACGTTTAATTAATCTATATATATTTCTGACCAATTCATAGGCATGGTCTTACCCTTTAAGTGTGCACAACGTGAACCAGCAGTTATATCATCAAGAGAATTAAAACTAACCATAGTTTGTTCTTCTTCTCTATAAATATAACCAACAGCATCAGCATTAGCGCAGGTTATTTGCTTGATTTTGCCAGTTAAGTCAAGGTCCTTTACAGCAACCTCTTTACCTTTCTTTTCAAGCATTTTGTCCTTTAAGTGACCAACTAAGATAACATGATCTGCTAACAGGTTTAGTCTGTCTATCCATTTTTTGTATGCCATTCGTAAATACAAATAGCCTGCGCCATTAGGCAGTGATAGTATTGACATTCCTGGGTTTTTAGTCTCAAAGTTTTTACCCATAGGAGTTTTCATATAAATTTTCTTGCCTTCGTCTTCACACCATTCTTCTAGTTTAGATATAGTGTCGATAGCAACATATTTATATGGTTTCCCTTGTTTAATTATTTCTCTACCTGCATCAGCTAGTTCTTTTAAATTATTTACTTTAATCTTTAAAGCATCAATCATGTCTGAACCATCTTCTAGGTCAATTATTAAACAGTTGTCCAATTGTGATAATATTGTAGTCTTACCAATCTTTGGAGGACCATATATTATCATGTTTTTAGGCGATTTACGGCTAGCCTTTACCTTTGTTTTTGGTAGTTCCATTATTTTTATTTTTTTCTAATTCTTTTGTATATGCTTTCCAAAATGTTAACTCTTTAGTTAAATAGTTATTTCTTTCAATACCTACTAACCATCCTAACACAAAGAAAAATCCACATGCTAATAATTCTATTAATAAACTTGCACTATTCATACCACACTTTATATACTTTTACACCATTAGCTGTGGTACAAGCGAGTTCTTTTCGTTTTACTATCTTTTCTTTTAGTTTGCTTTTGTCCATGTATTTTGGATTCTTGCTGTTTAGCTTTCTCTTTTTTGTCATATTCCTCTAAGTTTTTAATTAATTCTTTATTATTATGCGCATAGACTGTAATCCAATATGCATATACTGCTAAGAAAAGTACTATTAAAATTATAATTATAATATCTATCATTTTTTTATTCTTTTATTAATATCCTTTTCTATTTGCGATGCTGCATATAAACCAGTAACTACACCGGCTATATATATAGCTATAGCTGCTACTATTTCCATTCTTTTTGTTTTAAGTTATATTTTTCTATTATTTGACTTCTCTTTTTTTCTAGTTTAGATTTAGATGCTGTTGGATTAGCAAACATATCTTCTCTAGTTAAATTGTGCACATTATATACTTTTGCACCTATTTTGTCAATTGTTCTTGTTAAATTTCTTACTATTTCTATTGCTCTTTTTTTCATAATTTAAGTTCTTTCATTAATTGTAAATGTTGACATATCTGCCTCAAATGGGATCATACCTAGTAAACCGTCACGATTCTTTTCTACATGAACAGCTAACAGTCCTATAGGATCCTCATTGCAGTATGATTCTGTTATACCATACAAATCATATGGCCGTTGTAACATCATAACAACATGTGCATCTTGACCGATACTGTCACCACCAAACAAATCTGTTAGTAGCGGCTGATACTGTGCCTTTGCACGGTGTTCTTGTTCAATGTTACGGTTAAGCTGAGATAGAAGTATATTTATAACTCCCATTTTAGCTTGCATCCACATACATCCTTTAGATAATTCATTTAGTCTTTGTAGTTCTGACTCTGCTTTACCTACAACAAGACGTGAGTGGTCAAAGATATTTATAATCCTAGCATCAGGATTTCTGTTAGTTATTTCTACATTAGCGTCTTTAATATACTCTATATTTCTAGGTATATTATTAAAATAAATAGGATACTTTTTATATTTAGATACTTCATTCTTATATAATTCGTAGTCTTCTTCACTTAACCGCTGTTCTACAGACAATAAATCTAACACTTGTTTTTTAACATCTTTAGAGCCTGCACGTAGTATTTGTTGATGGCCAGGCATCTCAAAACTCCAGTATAATACTACAACTTTTTCTTTAAGCTCATGATCTAACAGGTCAAATATCATTTGATTACTAAATGCTGATTTACCTACACCAGGTCTACCAGCAATTACATACATTTTACCAGGTTGTAATCCACCTAATAAATTTTTATTTAGTCTTGCCCATTTAGTAGGGAAGACAGGTCGTTTACCTAGCATACCAGTCCTAACCTCATTAATAGAAGTTGTTACAGACTGTTCTATGCTTTTAAATCCTCTGCTCTTATAAAGATCTTGTGATTCTTGGTTTAAGGGGGTCTTTTTGTATTGCATTTTCGTCTAAGTTTTCATACTTTTCCCAAGTATGGTTATTAATCCAGGTTTCTAAGTTTTGTAAGTACTCAAGATTATTTCTTTCAATTAGTAGTTGTTTATCCAAACATTTCATAATATATTTATGCTTGTATAGTTTATTATCTACAATTTTTTTGTACCTATTTTTGGCTTTTTTATTAGCCATAGCATCTGGATCCTTCGCATGCAATACCCTAACGCCACGTGTAGACGAATTGACCTTCATAGGATATTTACTGATTAACTCAGCAAACATAGAATCAAAGTCAGAAACAAAAAGATCGATGAACTCTTGTCTAATCACATGATTATCAGGAGTTTCACCGAGCTTTATGTATCCTTGCTTTTGCAATTCGTCTAAATTTGGCTTTAAATTAAGATTGTTTAAATAGTTAAATCCTTTTCGATAGATTATAAATAAATACGTGAAATCATCAGCACTCATATTTGTTTGTGTCAATATTTCAAAGTCTATATTTATCTTCATATCAAAAATTCTTTTATAATTAAACGGAACATGGGTACAAATATACAAATCTTTTTCATAATACAAAACTTTTATTTAGTTATTTTTTATATCCAATTTACGTTATCCAAATTCTTTGTAGAATTCTTTAGCCATTTCTCCTCCTGACTATCTTTAACATAAAGTATTATTATATCACCAGTTTTACCTTCTTTAAACCTTACAAGCCTACCTACACGTTGTATCATAGGTAAAGCTTTACTAGTAATACCACACATTATACCCATATTTGCATCTGGGACATCTAAACCTTGATTTAAAGCTTTTGTTGAGCATAATACTTTGATTGTATCATTTTTAAATGCATCTAATATTAACTCTCTTTGCTTTTTAGTTTTACCTGAGTGGTATGACATAGCTAATGGTGACACTGACTCTGCTAACTGATCTGTAAAATCGTTTGCTCCACTGAATGCAAGTATTTTTTTGTCTAAGTTATTTATAACTAATTCTTTAAACATTTTTACTTTATTTTCAGCAAAATCTATAATAGCCTTACGCTCTCTAATAGATTGATAAAACTGAGCAGCAGCTCTTTTGTCTTCTGGTGTAGCATCTGGTGTACTCATAATATATTTAGCTCTACTAAATGCATCAAATTGTCCTAATACATATTTAGATCTAATAAACTGATTATTAATAGCTTTGTATGCAGCTCTTTCATCAGTTGTTAATTCTACAGGTATACATTGTATTTTATAAGGAGATACTAAACCAAGCTTAACACATTGATCTAGTGTAACTTTGTATACTGTAGGTGCTAGCTTACTTAAATAGTTAGCATATTCTTGCTCTTCAGGTACTGTAGCAGTCATGCATAATAATTTATCGTAAGTATTATTATCAAAGAATTTTTTATACTCTTTACTTAAGCCTAAATGTATTTCATCACATACTACAATACTATAATGCTCATTTTGCAATTTATATGCACTCTGATAACATAGTACTTCAACGTTGTCTAAGCAATGGCCTAAATCCCATTTATAAAATTCTTCACGAAATTGATCTTGTAGTTGTATAGTAGGAACAAGTATTAATGCCTTGGTTCCTGTTTTTAATGCGTAATCTATTGCAAGTATACCACATCTAGACTTACCAAAACCAGTACCTGCTATAATTGAGCCTTTAAATCCAGAGTTAGCCCAACAGTTAAGTGCTTTTCTTTGTTGTACGTCTTTTATTTTGTTCATGTCTAATATTTCTTTCATTTTCTAAGTGTTTTAAAAGTTGTTTAGGTTTTACTACATCGTGCCAATATTGTTTATAGTATGCTTTTCTATCTCTAGTCATAGGTATTATAGATCCATGTCGTTTGGCTTTAAGCCAACTAAATCCATTGTATTTTAAGAACTCTTTATATTCATCAGTGTGTTCTTCTACCTCACCACTATATTTAAACCAATCATCCATATCTATTTGATTAGCTTTGACTCTCTCTTTCCAGTCACGATAGTCTTTGCATTCTTGCACAAATGCTTCTATTAGTTTTTTATCCATATTATTATTATTTTTCCCAACAATTACTTACTGATACTTCTGCTTTTAATAACCTATTTGTTACTATTTCATTTGCAGCCATTTCCATTAGTATTTTCATATCTCCTGTCCATGTCTCTAGATAGTCATTTCTACATATAGTATCTATCTGATCATGTACAGTCATTACTAGTTTTACAGGAGCATCGTGTTCTTTAATATAATCTCTCATACTAATTAAAGCACGCTTAGTCATATCAGCACTAGCTCCTTGTATAGGTGTATTTTTAGATGCACGTTCAATTGTACCTAATTGCATACTAGCTGACTTGTTGTCCCATATTTTAGGATACCAGCTAGTAAACCATCTCCTCCTATTATAAGGAGGAAATGTTTTAATATACCCATATTTTTTACCAAAGTTACCTAGTTTATCTAAGAACCCTTTGATCGATGGGAACGCTTGGAAATACTTTTCGATGAGCTCTTTAGCTCCCTCCACACTGATATTAAGAGTATCAGAAAGCTTATGAGGGCCCATGCCATAAGCAAGACCGAAATTAATGGTTTTGACATTAGTTCTAAGTTTTTTATGTTGTTTACAATTACATTTTAATTTTTTAGTCATATATACACAATCTTCTTCAGCAGCATTTAACCATTCATCACCATACACCAACTCAGCACATGTAGAGTGTAAGTCCTGTCCTTCTTCTAAGGCTTTCAACCATACGGGATCCTTAGATCCAAAGGCAATTACATTTAACTCTTGGCTTGAGTAATCAGCACTTACAAAGCTCCATCCTATCGGTGCAGTAAAACAGTTTCTAAATCTATTATCAGCAGGAATCTGCTGCATGTTAGGTTTGGATGAGCTAACTCTACCTGTGTCAAGTATTTGGTGAAAATTGGTGTGTATTCTATTATCTCCTGCTAAATTATCAAAGAATTTATGACCATATGATGTACATAATTTCATAGCTTCTTTATATTTTACATATGTATCTATAATTTCGTAACTAAATCTATGTTTATACATTGCTTTACCGTTAACATTATCTAAATCAGGCACAAGACATTGAAATACCTCAAGTACTTGTTTAGGTGATGTCCATTTAACATTTACTTTTCTTAATTCTTCAATTGGTGTAAACATATCAGCTTGTACATATTTAGCTACAAACTTTTGTAATTTATGATTTTCTATTAATATTTCATCTAAGTTTAATTGTAGTGCTGTTGCTTCATTGTTGTTTATTTCGTCAAGTGTCTTCCATTGCTCAGTATCTAAATCTAAACCATTACATTCTATATCTGCAAATGATAATACTACTTCATTCTCTAAATCTACAACGTTATTTAGTTTATATTTATCTATTAATGGTAACTGATGTTCACGTATACCTACAAGATATTCTACATCTTTAGCACCATAAACTATTTGATCAGCTTTAAATGGATGACCTTCTAGATTAATAAATTGGTTTCTTACCTCTTTATTTATTTCTACATTTAAATACTTTTTACAAACATCTTTGAGTCCATACTTCATTCCATCCTTACCACAATTTAATACTCTCTCAGTAAGAAAGGTGTCATAGACACACTCAAGTTTTATATTTGATGTTGTTTTTATAAACTTATAATCAAACTTGGCGTTATGAAGTATTTTTATTATATTTTTAGACTCTAAGATGTGTCGTATAGGTTCTAATGATATAAATCTAGTGTCAATTATAAATTGGTTTTCTTCATCACCTATCTGAAACATAATCATTTTCTTACATGTAAAATCAAATCCTTCTGTTTCTGTGTCAACACCTAACACTTTTTTTGTTTCACAATATCTTGCAACATCTTCTATGTTACATTGTGCAAATTCTGTTTTAGGTATAAGTGTTTTTATACCAACTGTATAAATCATATTAAAATCCTTTGGTTATTAAATCTTCGTACTCGTTCTGTAATTCTGCTTGTTTAATCAGATGATTATCATAGTGATCCATTAAATATGTGTCTACATAATTACACACATGTTTACCCAAAATTGTATCACATTTTTCACCACCAAATATAAAACTTTCTTTATTATTTTCGTGTGCTTTTATGTATAAATCTTTAAATTCTTGATAAGTATTATCACTTACCATTTGTGCTATCCAGCTCATGTATGACATAATTTTATATTTTAAATTAATAAATAAAATATCAAAGGGAGATATTCTCTCCCCTTGATATTATAGATAATTTACAGTCCTATTTCATTTGACTGTAACTCACCAACCATTTCATTTGATGTCGTTAATTCAACTTGACTCTCTTTTACATCTATAGAGTCAGCTTCTAATCTTGTGTGTTTAACTTCTTGGTCACCTTTTATACCAACAACAATTACATTACTAAAGATATACTCACCATTGTGTAGCATGTGAGGTCCATTTTTACCACGTCTTTTAGCAGCAGTCTCATAGTTTTGCTCTTGCCATGGTGTTGGTTCAGTTGTTTCTTTAATTGCTAGTCTAACATTAAATCCATTTAATGTAGGATTTAATATATTTAAGTCTAACATTGTGCCTTTAGGGCCATCATACCAGTTTTCATTCATTTCTGAAAAGTCTACTCCATAATCCTCAGTTGCAGCTTGTCTGTCAGTTATTAACCATGATCTTCTAGCTTTATTTGAGAATGAGTCATCGTAGCGATTAGAATATGCTAATAAACTCATTTGTTCGTTTTCTGGTCTAATTACTTCTGCAAATTGTAGTGATATTTTATCATTTGCTACAACTCTTGCGTCTACTAATAGACATTCTCCATTCTTTAATGTTTCTACTGTTCCTGTGTTTGTTTTCATAATTTATTTAATGTTTAATTGATTATTTGATAGTTTCATAAAGGTATACTATCAACCTTGTTAATTAATTTTTATTTCTATACTTATAAATGGTAATAATATTATAAATAGTTTATCCACCCAAGCTACACCAATTCCTATTCCTAGGAATGGTGTAAATTCAATGTTAAACCTTTTCATACTATTGTGTGTATTTCTTCAGAATATGCAAGATCATATGATATGTCTGATATTCTTGTGTTAACTAGATCTAATGACAACTCAAGTAATTGTCCCCTAACTTTACGTTTGTTTGTTTTGATTTCTTTAGTAATAATGTGTTGTAGTTTAATTAGTTCGTCTAAATCATTTCTTCTAATGTCTACTGTTACTCCTTTTAATTTGATTTTCATAATGTTTGTTGTTTTAAATGTTTATAATTAATTAGTTTATTTGTCGTAATAAATGTTTAATTATTTAGTTAGTTGATTCTAACTCTTTTATCTTTTGTTTTAACTCAATGATCTGAAGTTTAAACTGAACATTATCTGAGGTTAGTCTGTCAACATCTTGTAGTGCTCTCATTAGTTCTAAGTTTTTAGATCGAATCTTTTGTTCTTCAGTATAGTTTATACTGTTAATTGGTAAATGTCTTAAATCTTTTTCGTGTTCTTTCATGATTGTTTGTGTTTAGTTAATATTTAGGTAAATGAACAGTTTGAATACATGTTCAGGTATTAATTGTTTTAATCTCTTGGAAAGACTTTAACTGTTAATTCTTTTCCTCCTTTTGGTAAAGGTTGAGAATGATAAACATGATAAGGACCTTGTCCAACATATCCTTTTAGTTTCTCAGTGTATTGTTTTAACTCATCTAGTTTCTCAGATGTTATTAGTTTCTGATTGTTTATGTCAAATGGAAACATATTATAACATGTGTTAATGAGTTGTAATAAATCTTCTATTGTGTCTAAATGAAATCCAACATGATCAAAGTCAGTTGGTCCTTCTGTGTCAAATGATGTAAATTGTTTTTCTTTTGTCATTGTTTTATCTAATTGATATTTAAGTGTTAGTGTTATATTATGTTATGTGATTAAATCTATTGATTGTCAAATTGTGGGAAAATGTGGTGAATGTGACGTGATTGTCACACTCACACACAAAGTTCACAACAAGTATTATGAATGTCTCGAAAGTTTTGTTTCAAAGACATAACAATAAAAAAATACAACCCCTAATCTCTAGGAGTTGTATTCATTTTGACAATAGTTCCCTTGTTCATGAGTTTCTCATACTTATCTTTATTAGATTTTAAAATAAGTCTAGTATCAAACTGAGTTACATGTAGTTCGTTGTCTACCTCTACCTCAGAATCCATGAAGGTTACGATGAAGTAGTTAGGGTTCTTTGTTCCGATGAATGATTCTATCTGAACCATTGTGTTGTTAGGTGTGTCCATGTTATTATATGTTTTAAGGTTGGGTGATAAAATTATCGGAACTAAGGTGGGGTCTTTGATGATAGTGGTCCACACGTTCACAAATCCTGGTCAAAAAAAATTTTTGGTATTTTATTTTTTTATTCCATTTATTTTATTTTATCTTTGCACCGCAACAATATTCAGCCCTCGGTAACCAAAAAAGGGCAAAGACATCGGATTGTAGGGCTAAATAAGTCTAGAGTTTTCTCCGGTAGTTGCAAAAGAACGAGCGTATAAGCTTTAGTTAGGATAGATTGCACACAGGTATGTGCGGTGAATTAACATCAGTCTTACTATCCTTGGGTCCCCGAGCACTGCTAAAGTGAAATCCAAGTTTGAAATAGGTTTTTCAAGGGGGAAAGTTATATCCTTTTGAAAAATTATAAAAAATGTTTGGATTTATAAAAAAATAGTTTATATCTTTGTCAAAAAATATATAGATTATGAATTTTAAACCAAATGGATCGTGGGTTGTCCTTCCAGACCCAAGTAAATTACAAACAGATTCAGGAATTATTTTAGATAAGAAAACAGCAAAAAGTTTAAATACTAATGTATTGGAAGTACTTGCTGTAGGACCGCAATGTCATTTTGCCAAAGTAGGAGAAACTGTAATGGTTGACCCTAGATCAGAAGCTATGATAATAGATATAGACGATAAACAATATATCATGATTTCTGAACATCAATTATTAGGTAAATGGTAGAAGGATCTGTTACCATATCTATTAAAGATTACCACGCTTTACTTGATGCTAGCATAAAAGCTAAGACTTTAGAAGAATCTACAAAGCTAGCAGCTAAAGAAATACAAGTGTTTTTATCATTTATATATGATAAGGTTGACATACAATCTTACATAGATGAGTTTAACAGACAGTCTAAAAAATCTAAAATTACAGTAACTAACGGAAGAATACAAATTAAATTAAATGAAGAAAAAGAAAATAACAGTTAATATAAATTCTACATACAAGTATTTACAATTGTGGAATGGTATATTTAAACTTACAGAAAAAGAATTAACTATTTTGTCTGCATTTATAGATGTAAATCTTACCACAAAAGATTCAAATATTTGTAGTGTAAAAAATAAAAAAGAAGTTGCAAAAATTGTAGGCATAAAAGATTATAATACTTTAAATAATTATGTAAAAAGTTTTAAAGATAAAGGTGTAATAGCAAAAAATGACTCTTATACTTTAAATCCTTTTTTACATCCTGATACAGATGCAGTAGAAATTAAAATAAATAAGATATAATGCTTTTTGGATTAGTTGTTACTTTTTTTGAAGCGTATCCGTACACAATAGTTATAATTCAAGATAAAGACGGAAAATTAATGAAGTTAAAAATAGAAAAAGATGAGTAAAAAAAATAATTTATACCCTTCTGTATTTAAAATGATAAGTAATTTTACAAAAGAAGTAGGGACATACATTGCTAATGGATCTCCTAATGTATCACCAGAAGACTATCAAAAAAGATTAGAAACATGTTTAGCTTGTCCATCTTTAAAACGTAATGTTATGAGATGTACAACATGTGGATGTAAAATGGAGTATAAAGCTAAATGGAAAACAGCTGACTGCCCAGAAAACAAGTGGAAACCACAATATAATGAAAAAAAATAAAAAAGAAATTATATATAGCTTAGCTAATAAATATAATTTACCTTTGAAAAAAGTTGAACAAATAGTGAACTATCAATTTAAATATACAAGCAATGTTATCAAAGCAGGAAAATTTGAAGTTATTCGTTTACCTTATTTTGGTAAATTTTCTGCTAATCCTAATCGAATTAAATATATAAATAAATTAAAAGATGAATCTAAGTAAAGATTTAATTCATATAAACGATGGTGTAGCTATCCCAAGCCCATATGCTTTAACTATTTTAGAATTTAAAAATCTATCTGTTACAGATTTAGCTTTTGTATATTTTATGGTAGACCACAGATCTCCTTTTGCTGTATATGAATGGGATCAACGTGCTGTTGAAGTAAAAAATAGTATATTTGGCGAAAAAAAGAAATGGAAACCATCATCTACAGTATTAGGTGCTTGTGATAAGTACGAAAAATTAATTGAAACATCTGCAGTTAGATTACTAAAAGCTGCAAGAACATCAATTGTAAAATTAGAAAAATATTTTAGAGATATAGATTTACATTTAATGGATGATCATGGTAAACCTATATTTCATGCTAAAGATTTAATAGCTAACTTATCTAATATGGGTAAAGTTGTAGATGGTTTAACTAGACTAGAAGATATAGTTAAAAAAGAAGAACAAGCCGCTAATTCAAATAGGGGTGGAATTGAAGTAAATAAATATAGTATGTAATGGATTTTTTAGAAGACATGGAACTCTATGAAGAAGCAATGAAAAATGCTTATGAGATTATAACTAAGAAAAAAACTTTAGATGATATTTATTACGATCTAGAAAATGGTAAAATAGACAGATTACCATTACCTTTTGATCCTATCCACGAGGACGGAAGAAGTGAAGATGTAATAGATGTAGTTATAGAGTATTTTACAAGTACAGAAGAGTATGAAAAATGTGCTGAGTTAGTTAAAATTAAAAATAGATGTTTAAAAACACAGACAGAGTTAGACAAGCTGCTATAACCTTTAAAGAAACAGGTTATTATACTACCTCTCTTCCGGGCACTAAAGATTATTATGATTTTTGGGACGAAGAGAGGAAAAGATGTTTATATGGGTATCAAATAGACGAGTTGCATGTTACAGGATTTCATTATTTTTATTTAAACTACTGTCCTATTGATAGAGCTGTAGACGAAGAGTTGCCAGACGGAAGTGTACAGTCTAAACGTGAGCGTACTTTTCCTAGATTTTATGATGGTGACTGGGAATACTTTCAAGAGATAGATAAAGCTAGAGCTAACAACAAACATATGATTGTTTTAAAAGCTAGACGTAAAGGATACTCCTATAAAGCCGGATCTATGCTTGCTCGTAACTATTTTTTTGTACGTAATTCTAAAAACTTTGTATTTGCTGCACAGAAAGAATATTTAATTGGTGATGGTCTATTATCTAAAGCTTGGGAGTTTTTATCTTTTATAGATGATCATACTGCATGGTCTCAACCTAGATTAAGAGATCGAGAAATGCATAAAATGTCAGGATACAAGAAAAAAGTAAATGGATTAGAAATTGAGATGGGTATGAAGTCTCAAATAATGGGGGTAAGTTTAAAAGATAACCCAGATAAGGTAAGGGGTAAGGCAGGTGAGTTAGTATTTTTTGAAGAAGCCGGATCTTTTCCAGGATTATTAAAAGCGTGGGAGGTAACTATGCCTACAATGAGACAAGGTGCAAAAACATTAGGACTAATGATTGCATTTGGTACGGGTGGTACAGAAGGTGCGGATTTTGAAGCAATGGAAGAAATATTTTATAATCCAGAAGCATATGATTGTATGGATTATGATAATATTTGGGATGAGGGAGCATTAGGAAGTAAATGTGGTTATTTTATACCTATACAAAAAAACTTAGACGGATTTATAGACGATGAAGGAAATTCTTTATCTGATTCTGCCGTAGACTATGAAGGCACAATGAGGGAAAAGAAAAAGGGCGCTGCAGATGCTAAATCATTAGACCAATATATAGCTGAACATCCTTTTTCCCCTCAAGAAGCCACTTTACAAGTAACAGCTAATTTATTTGATGTTGCAACTTTACAAGAACAGTACAATAATATTAAAGCTAATAGTTTGCATTCAATTGGAACTGTAGGAAGATTGTATCAGGACACAAAAGGCCAAGTTAAATTTAAATTAGATGGCGATTTAAAACAAATATTAAAATTTCCACACAGAAAAGATGATGACACAGAAGGAGCAGTAGTTATTTATGAATCACCTTATAAAAATCAAAAGCAGCAAATACCTATGAATATGTATGTAATATGTCATGACCCTTATGGTCAAAATCAATCTGCAGATAGCTCTTCGTTAGGTGCGGCATATGTATTAAAACGCCCTAATAATTTATCGCAGCCAGATGATATAATTGTAGCATCTTATGTAGGTAGACCTAAAACACAAGATGAGTATAATAGAAATTTATTTTTATTAGCTGATTATTATGGGTGTAAAATAGGATTTGAGAATGATCGTGGTGAAGTTATAGCTTACGCAAAAAGATACAGAAAGATGCATAAATTACAAGAAGAGTTTGAAATGCTAGACAAAAGAGAACTTAGAAGTAAAACGGTAAAACGTCAATATGGTATGCATATGACAGAAGCAAGAAAGCGTCAAGGTGAGATATATATAAGGGATTGGCTAAATACAGTAAGACGTACAGATGAAAATGGAAATAAATTATTAAATTTGCACAAAATATATGATCCAGGATTATTAATGGAGTTAATTAAATTTAATCACAAAGGAAACTTTGACCGAGTAATGGCATTAATGATTGGAATGTATCATACAAGAGAATTGTATAACTCAGAAGTTAAAGATATACTAGAAGACAGGTCTACAGATAAATGGTTTGAACAAAACTATTATTAGACAATGTTATATTTATAAATATACAACCAAAATTTATTTTAGAGGTAGAAGCTGGAATAAATTTAATTAAATTTGTAAGATTATGGGATACGATAAAATACCTAGGCAAAAACTGCCTATTTCAAAAAAAACTAAAAAATGGGGAGAGGAATGCGTAGAAGCATTTATAGATCTTTCCGATGCAGGCTCAGGATACTCTAAACGAAGAGATGAGCTTAAAATATTATATGATTACTATAATGGTGTAATTGATGAGGCTGATTACCGTTACGTATTAAAACCTTACGGAAAATCTCGTAAGAACTTCCCTTCTGAAATGCGTAATTACCCTATCATCAAACCCATAATTGATCTTCTTCTAGGGGAAAAATCTAAAAGACCTCTCAATTATACCGTTACAGTACAAAATTCTGATACTATTAGTAAAAAAGAAGAAGCTAAAAAAGAAGTTATTTTTAAAAACTTACAAATGCGATTTATGCAAGCTGCTCAACTAGAGGGTATGCAAATGGGATTAAGTCCAGAACAAATTGCACAAGAAAATCCAATGCCGCAACATATAGCAGAAATGTTTGAAGATAGTTATGTAGATCAAAGAGCTATTTTAGGGCAAAAAGCTTTAAACTATGTAATGCAAGAACAAGAAGTATATGACAAAATACAAAAAGCTTGGTTTCATTATTTAGTATCTGGAGAAGTATATACACATAGAGGTGTAAGAAATGGAGAGCCTTTTTATGAAGTTCTTAATCCTGTAGATGTAGATTATGATCTTGATCCTGATTTAGAATTTGTAGAAGATGGAGACTGGGCTTTAACTAGAAAATATGCACATGCTTCTAGCGTTATTGATTTATATTATGACAGTTTATCAGAACAACAAATTTTAGAATTAGAAGAGCCTAGACATATGGAAACAGATGTGTCATTTTTATACGCACAATCTTCTAATAAAGATGTAAATGCACATAGAAATAGATTACTTGAAGTTGTAAATGTATATTGGAAGTCTAGAAAAAGAATAGGATTTGTAACATATTTAGATCCTATGACTGGTTCTATAGAAGAAAAAGAAGTAGCTGATGGATTTAGACTGCCTAAAGAATTAAAAGATATAGGAGCTGTTTTAGAATGGAAGTGGGTAAATGAAGTGTGGGAAGGAACAAGAATAGATGGTAGAATGTATATAAATATAAATCCTATTCCAAATCAAAGATTGTCTATAGATAATCCATCAAAATGTAAATTACCTATTAATGGTAGAAGATACTCAGATATAAATGCTTCTAATATTTCTTTAGTTAAACTAGGAATACCTTATCAATTAAATTATAACATTTATAAATATAGATTAGAATTATCTATTGCAAAATCAAAAGATATTATCGCTCAATTTGACATTAACATGATTCCAAAAAAATGGGATATGGATAAATTTATGTATTATGTAGAAGGTACGGGTATTGCATGGGTAGACTATAATAAAGAAGGAATACAATTAAATCCACAACATCAATCTGTAATGGATATGTCAATTAAAACTATTCAGCAATATATTACATTACTAGAATCTATTTTAGTAGAATGGGAAAAAATATCTGGAGTAAGTAGACAAAGACAAGGTGAAATTGGAGCATATGAAGGTAAAGCTTCGTCACAACAAGCTATACTACAATCATCACATATTACAGAAGATTTGTTTAGAAAGTTTGAAAGAATGGAACAAAGAGACTTTCAAGCATTATTAGATTATTCTAAAGAAGCGTGGCTAACAGGAAAAAAGAGTATGTATGTAATGCCTGACGGCACAACTGACTTTTTAGATATAGATTCTATGACACACATGGAAACTAACTATGGAATATTTGTTTCAGATGCTGGTAAAGATGCTGAAAAATTACAAAATATTAAAGGATTAACTCAGGCTATGATGCAAAATGGTGCTAAGCCGGGTGATATAGCTGAGATGTTAGATTCAGATAGTTTTTCACAAATTAAAAGTAATCTTAAAAAAGCAGATAGAATGGCAGCTCAATTAGAGCAAGCACAACAACAAGCCCAACAAGAAGCTCAGCAACAACAAGTTCAAATGAAACAAATGGAGTTAGAAGCTGAAAATATTGAAAATGAAAAAGACAGACAAAAAGATATTGAAATAGCTTTAATTAATGCTGAATCTAAACAACAAGCAGCAACTGGTACGGAGTCTTTACAATTAGAAAAGATGATGCGAGAGTTTGAAATTAAAGAAAAAGAGCTTGAACTAAAAGAGTTAGAGTTAATGGAAAAAAGTAGAGGAGACCAGTCTAAAGAAGAGATAGAAAGAGAAAAAAATCAAATTACTAGAGAGTTAAATGAAATGAAGCGTGCTAGTGATATTGAAAATAATGAAGCAAAAAGAGAAAGTGAGTATATTAAAAGAGATACAGCTAATAGAGATATACAAGCAAAAAGAGATATAGCAGATAAACAAGTAGAAGCAAAAGAAAACGATGCCAACAAATCAGACTAGAAGAGAGCTTTTAAATAGAATTAAAGCTTCTAATTTTCCAGGAAGTATAGTTGAAGTATTTCAAGCTGCTGATCAAGGTGTAGATTTAATTTCTCAATTTGAGCAACAACAAATGCAGGAACAACAAATGCAAGTTGCCAATACCCCACAAGAACAAGAAGTAGGATTAAGAGAACAACATGCCATGGGCAACACTCAAGCTAGTATGGCTTTTCCTAATGTACAACCTGGACAATCTTTTAACACTGTAGGAATGAAAGCTCCTATTAATATTGATAAGGTTGACGAACAAGGTCATTTAGTAGAGAGTTATAAAAATGTACCTCCAGGAATACAAGATTTACCAACAGGGCCTTATAAAGGAACTATAATAGAATCTCCAGCAGGATACAAAATGGGTGGAATTAAACGATCAACGGGCGGACTTGTTGATCCATCAACCTCTACACCTACAGTTACGGCTCCTGATCCGGTAAATAAAGATTTAATGAAATATTCTCTTAACTTTGAATGTGATACAGATTCAGGTCGAGGATGTAATAATCCAACAGGATCATTATTTAGATTAGGACTTAAAGGAGGTCTTGATTTTACTAAAGGGTTTTCTGGACAACCAAAAAATCTTGGGCCAGGTTGGCAAGATGGGACACTAGTAGATAATAAAATAGGTACATATTCAAATCCTAATGTAGATGCTAATATAGGTGGTTACCTTAGAACTAATTTACCTTTTTATGATAAAAATTGGAATCCAACACATATAGATATTGGGTATAATTATAAAAAACCTTTAGATCTTGAAAGTAGTTTTTCTAGAGGACCAGGTACTCATAATATTACTGGTAAAATAGCTCGTTCAGGAGATCATTTTGCGGGAGCCCCAGGATATGGAGGAATTTTTGGTAATAAAGGAGGAACTAGTAGACCTCAATATTCGTATGGTATTGAAGGTAACTATGATCTAACAAATAGAAAATTAACTAATTTAGGAGCATACGGACAAATAGGAATTATGGGCCCTGTAAATATTAGTGGGTCTGCAGGATATAATTTTGAAACAGGTAAACCACAATTTGGAATTGGCTTTGGAGGTAGATTTAAAAAAGGAGGAGTTAAAAAATATCAGTATGGAGGAGGCAGTGGACTAGGTTTAAACACAGCATTAGAATTTGGTAATAGAGGTGGAAGATTATTTGCATCTCCTACTTATAGAATGGGTAATTTAGATGTAGGAGGAATAATTGGATCTCATAGCACACCACAAAAAGGTCAAGATTATTGGAACAGTCATGGGTTTGCAGGAGGTAATTTTAATTTAAGATTTGGAAACAGTGGTCGTAATTTAAGAGATTATGATACAAGATTTATGGGATCACTTCAAGGAGAACTTGGAAAAGGTTGGACACAACATCAAAATGATAATAATAATATGAATTTGTCTGCTAGAATAGCAGATCCTAGTGGATGGAATAACGAACAGCCTGTAGAAGATCCTATTACTCAATCTTCATCTAATAATTTTAACATGCCTTTAGATGCATCTGCAAGATTAAATTTAGGAGTTGGTAGACCTGGAGCAGCAGGTTGTTTTGGAGGAATGTGTTATACAGCCCCTGTGTTGCCGTGGAATATAAGTGCATTTGGTGAGTATGGAACTAAACAGTCTTTACGACCAAATTTTAATGTAGGACTAAGTGGAAGATACGGACCTGTTACTGGAGAATATAGTTATAATGTAAACACAAAACAACCAGGATTTAAAGTAGGACTTAATATACCTTTATTTAATAGAAATAAAAAAACAGGTGGATTAAGAAAAATGCAAACTGGTGGAGAAGCTCCTGTTTATGAAGGAATGATTCCTGAAGTAGAAATATCTGCATTATCAGATAAATCTTACAATGAACTAAGTGATGCACAAAAGCAAGTTTATGATATATATAAAAATATTAATGATAATAGTTTTACACAATATGCTCCCTATGTGCTTAGCGACAAATCCAAAGGATATTTACATTGGAAAGACGCTTTAAATATGGTAGAGCAATCTGGTGTTGGTAATATATATAACAAACCAAGTGGTAATAATCCTAAGTTTAAAATGGATAATGTTGGAAGATTTAGAGCTCATGCTAGCCCATCTTTTATGAATAGAACGACTGGCATATTTTATCCAGTATCTCTTACACCATTAGATAGACTTACTAAAGAGTTTTCAAATAAATATTTTTCATCTGGAGATATTTATATACCATCTCAATCTGCTAATATGGGGATGACAAAAACTGTTGTGAATCCTGATGGTAATGTAAATACAATTTTATCAAATGAACCAACTACTGATCCAGGAGAATATTTTATAGACTCTTATGGGCGAACAAAAAATCAGGGAGGATTTGAAGGTGAAGAAGATTTTTATTTTAAAAAGCTAAAGGAATTTCAAAATACATATGGTAAAGAGCCATATATGCAAAAGCTAATAGCAGAATTAGCACATGTTGATCCTAGTGTTAGAGTTAATCCTTGGTTTGATATTCCTACATATATTTCTAGACTTTCTAGATATTATGATGAAGGCGAGTGGCCAGATGCTTCAAATTACCAAAGCCCTTTTGATTATGAGTATCATACTCATTATGGACCAAATAGTAGTGAACGTAAGTTAATTAAAAAATATTCTAGACAGCCTTATTCAGAAATGACAAAATCAGGAGATTATAAGCATCTTAAATAATATTTAAATGAAAAAAAGAAAGATAACAAAATCAAGACGTAGATTATATCAAACTGGTGGAAGTGATTTACAAGGAGAATGGGTAGATGGTCAATTTTATCCAAATCCGGTTCAAACAAATTTAATTAAACCTACAACTACAACATCTACTACAAAACCTGCACAAAATACTAAACAAGCTGTTGTTTTTTATGAAGCAAATGATATGTTTGGGCCAGACTTAGAAAGAATAACTGCTAATTTTAACAACCAATATGGTGAAGGAAATTGGGCGGCATACCCTCTTCAGGGAGAAGGAGTAACAACTGGTACAGGCACTTTTAGTAAAGTTTGGGATAGACACTATTACACTCCTGAATTTTTATCTTATATACAAACAGAAGCTGATAAATATTATAGTAACCCTGCAGTTAAAAAACGTATGATTATAGAAAATGCATATAGGAATTCAGTAGAAGGTTTACCTGCAAATTCAGCTGAATACGAAACTATATATAACAAATATTTACAAGATCTTAAAGAGTTTGAAAATACTGACGATTTTTGGAAATATTCAGATGCTAATACTACTTGGCATGAAGCACAAAAAGAAGGATATAAGTCAAAAAATAAATTACCTAATACTGAAATAGCTAAAATGTATGGATCATATTTAAAAGATTTAGATCCTAATGGAAAGATTATATTAATGCAGCATGGTACTTCTAAAATTGGTAATATTATGGCTTCTGAGTCTACAAGAGGTAGATTTAATTACCAACAAACTCCTGGAGTTGTAGATACTTTTAGTGAGGTTTTAGGTGAGTATTTACCTGAAAATAATAATGTTGTTTGCTATATGGGATCTTGTTTTCAAGTAGATACTGGGAAAGAAATAACAAAAGACTCAGGAGTTACTACAAAATCTCAAGTAGGAGAATGGGCAGGATTTCACAATAGATCAAAATCGTATGGACAAGATCAAACATTTGACGAACGATTTTTTGATCCTTATGACCTTTCAAGAGCGGGCGGCCCATTTCAAACATCAAAAATAGATGCATCAGGTAATCTTGTAACTAATGTTACAGGTAAATTTAAACCTAAAACTTGGAGTCAAATAATGAAAATAGCAAATAATAAAATAACTAGTCTTGATCATGAAATAATGAATGAGTTAAAAAGAATTTCAGGAGAATCAATTCTGGGTAGTGGGCCAGGGGGAGCTTCAGTTGAAAAACAGAAAGCCTTAGATAATCTTTTAAAGAAATACAAACTATATGATACTCCACATAGACACCAAACTGAACAAGACTGGGAAAATTTCTATAATGAAGTTTTAAATAATAGAGAAAAGTATTTTGGAACTGTATATAAAAAAGGAGGTATAAGAAAAAAATTAAAAAAATCACGGCCTAGATTATATCAAAATGGAGGACCAACTGAAGAGCCTACTTCATGGCTTGATAGAATTAAAAAGAATTTAGCAGAAAATCTTTTTGCTGGTTATGGCTATGAAGGGCCAGATAATCAAAGGTTAGACAATAAATATCAATATTCAACTAATCCAATAATGGTATTAGATAGATTGTTTAATACTGGTGTATTAAATAAATCAGAATTTGAAAACCTTAAGGAAGATGAACTTTCAGATATTGGATCTCAACTAGAACAACAATTATTTAGAATGTATTTAGGTCAAAAACAATCAGATACCTATCCAATATTTTCTCAAAGTGAATATATACCAAGTAAAGGGCATGAAGAAGGAGATGTATATTGGTCTATACCAAAAGAACATCAATCAGATGTATATGGTATAAGTAGTTTTCCAGACAGACTAAGTTTAGAAGGTTGGGACGGTCAAGGCGATGTATTAGATTTTTTAAAAAGTAAATATTCAGGAATAATAAATAAAAATATGGTTGTTGGTGACTATACAAGAGGTGCGGGTAGAACTGATGACGGTCAATTATATCTTTCAGCTTATGATAAGTTTGATTTAAATCCTTTTCCTTCTCAAGTTGGTGATATGTCAATGGGCATTGGTAGTCCACAAAATATATACGATAGATTTAATTATACACATATAAATCATGATACTCATCCTGATCTATTTAGTAAAGATAATACAGGGCTAGTAGTAAAAAATGATATACTAGAAAAAGCGTTAAAACTTAGAGAGCAACAGCTTAATTGGGATTATAATACAGGACAATGGAAAGAAGGTTATACACAAAAATATAAATCCGGAGGAAAAGTAATAAAAAAATTAAAAAAAGCAAGACGTAAATTATACTAAGAGTGTTATACAATAATATAAAAATTAAAAATAAAAAAAGTATAAAAAATATTGATATAATTATTAAATTTGTAACTTATAAAAACCAATAAAAACAATAAATATGGACCCAGAAAATGAAAAAATACAATTAGACGACATTACCTTTGATGATGTAATTGGAGGTGAAGGCGTTGAAACAATTACTCCCGAAGCACCAGTGCAAGAGGTAGTAAATGAAGAAGTAGAAGAAAAAGAAGAAGAAAGTATTGAGGAGAAGGAGGAGCAACAAGAAGTTGTTGAAGAAGAAGTTGAAAAAGATGATAATCTAGAAGACGATGATGAAGAATCAAATGAAGATGCAACTGTTGTATCAGAAATTTTATCTGCATTTGGATATGAAACAGATGAAGAATATCCAGACACATCTGAAGGATTAATTACCATGACTAAAGATATAGCTCAAACTTTAGCAGACGAGCAAGTAAATGAAGTTATGAATAAATTTCCTTTAGTAAGACAACATTTAGAATATGTTTTAAATGGAGGAGAATCTCAACAGTTTATGCAAGCTTATGATCCTAATTTAGATTATAATAAAATAACAATAGAGCAAGATGATATTAGAAGTCAAAAAGCTGTATTAGCAGAATATTTTAATTTAAAAGGACATGATAGAAATTTTACAAATGAAATGATTACAGATTATTCAGATTCTGGTAAATTGCATGCTAAAGCAGAACAAGCTAGACAAGCTTTAGGTAAAGTTCAACAGCAAAGACAAGCTCAAATGGTTGAGCAGCAAAAACAAATGAGAGCTCAAGAGTATCAAAATCAACAACAATTTTGGAATGGTGTAGCTGAAACTATTGAAAACTCTCAAGAATTTGCAGGATTAACAGTTCCAGAAAGAGAAAAAACTAAGTTTTTTAATTATATTTCTAAACCAGTTAATCAAGAAGGATATACACAAAGAGATTTAGATCATGCAAATGCAGAAATGGATAAAAAATTAGCTATTGATTATTTAATGTTTAAAGGATTTAATTTAGACCAAATTATAAATACAAAAGCTAGAACAAAAAATACTAAATCTTTAAAAGATAAAATCTCTAGAAATGAAGAGGCTGTAAAAAGTGCTCGTAAATCATCTAGAAGAAAAAAGAATTTTGATATTGATGAGTTAGATCTTAATATCTAAATAACTACCTGAACAGGGAAATAGGTACCCTATAAAATTATAATAAAAAATGGCAATTAACGGAACAAATATAAGCGTTCAAAAAACGTTTTACAACGATTCACAAATGACAGACATGAACAGTTTGTCAAATGCATTGTTGGCAAAGCCTACTGAACTGTCTCCGATTATTACTCATTTAGCAGGTAAAGACGATAAAAGATTTCCTTTATCTTTCTTAACAGAAGGAGTTGGTAACACAAAGTCTATTGACAGGTTAGAATATGAGTATCGTGTGGCAACACATAGAATGAGAACGAGACCAGTAGCAGCTGCAGGACCAACAGGAAGTAGCATTGGATTAGGAGGAGCAACTTTTGAAGTTGAATTTCCTGACAAACATTTTGTATTCCCATACGTATTAGTATCTCAATCAGGTACACAAGCACGTATTATGAAAGAACCAGAGCAAGTAGCAGGAGGATCTTCATGGAAATACACTTTACAATTAATTAACCCATCAGCTACAGCAGTAATGCCAGCAGCTGACGTTGTAGCAGGAGCGCTTTTTGCGCAAATGTATGCACCGGTAGGAGTTGACTTCTCTAGAGGTAACGCTTCTAACTGGGAAACTCCAGGTAAAGTAAGAAACAAACTAACTACAGTTAGAAAATCTTACCACATGTCTGGAAACGCTAAAGATTATGTAGCAGAATTTTCTTTACCTAAAAAAGGTGGATCTACTACTAAACTTTGGATGGACTACGAAGAGTACTTACACATGCTTGACTTTAAAGAAGAGTGTGAAATGTACTACTGGTATGGTCAAAAAACTTATGATGCAAATGGACATACTTACATGAAAGATGAGAATGGACAACCTGTAATCGTAGGTCCTGGTCTTTTAGAGCAAATTGTTGAAACAGACACTTACTCTACAATGACTGAAACAAAACTTAAGAACATCATCGGTGATTTATTTTATTCAATGACTGATGCTGCTCAAAAGCAGATAACTCTTTATACTGGTACTGGTGGAGCTCGTGAATTTGATGAGGCTCTTAAATCACACTTCTCAGGTAATACTTGGAAAGTAGGTGGTGAGAATAGATTCATCACAGGTTCTGGTAGATCATTAGGGTTAACTGGTTACTTTACTTCGTACGAGCATGTAGATGGACATAATGTGAATGTTGTAAAACTTCCATTATTTGATCATGGTGCAGTAGCTCAGGCTCGTGCAAAGCACCCAACAACTGGATACTCTCTTGAATCTTATAGAATGGTATTTGTTGATCAGTCAAACTATGACGGTCAAAATAACCTACAAATGATCTCTAAGAAAGGTCGTGAGTCTATGAGATGGTGTGTTGCTGGTTCTGTAGTTCCTAGAGGATTCTCTAGCACAGACACAAGAGCATCTGATGTTGACGGGGCAAGCGTTCACATGTTAAAAACAGCTGGTATCGCTCTTAAGAGATTTGATACTTCGCTTGATATAACTTGTGTAGCGTCCTAATTTGGCATTAACGTGCGTCTATATATTGGTTTTTGATTAAGGTTGTAGGGGAGCAATCCCCTACTTCTTTAATTAATTATCTTACGGAGAGTTATTCTTTACATCCACCTAACTAAGACTTTAAAAGAACTATTATTATGAGTAAAAAAGTGTATTTAAGGAGAAAAGACCTAGGAGGTCATCTACCTAAAGCAGTAAGAGCCGAAGCAAGAACAAGGCTTAGTAGTGTCTATGTAAATAGGCAACCATTAAAAGGATTTAGTCCTGAAGATGAAAAAAAATATATGCAAGGAATTTTAGATGTTTCGCCAGAGCACGTAGACTGGCCTAAACATTCTAAAAGATTCTGGGCAGATATGACAATACCTGTAGGATTTACAGGGGTTGAACTTGAAATAGGTAAACATGAAGATGGTACACCAATAAGCATTATGGATTTTATTAAATATAATTTTGCTATTAAACATCCTTATGTTGGCTTAACTAAAGAAGAAATGAACTCAAGCGTTACTAAAAAGTTCTATATTCAAGACCTTTCAAGAGAAGATAAAGTTAAAAATAACTCTATCAAGCTTAAAAAGGATGCAGATAAAGAATTTATTAAAGTTTCTTCAGATCTAAAAAATATGAAAAGAATTTTACGATTAATGTCTAGCACTAATCCTGATAGGATGACTGAAGACCAAATTGAAAATTCTCTTTATGAGTTAAAAAATTCTGACCCAAAGAAATTTGTTAGAATTGCAACTGATAAAAATTTAGAGCTAAGAGCAGAAATTGACGAGTTTGTTTCAGCTGGAGTTTTAAGAAAAATTGGAAATCAAGTTATCTTTATAGATGAAGTGTTAGGAGATACAGTAGAAGACACAATTGTTTATCTTAAAGATAAAAAGAATTCTGGAAAATTAACTATACTAAGAGCAAAGCTTAAAGAATTATCTTTAACATAATATGAATGTACAACAAATGCATCTGGCAGTTCAGCAAGGAGTGGATAAAATTAATTCACTCCAGGCTGATACGCTTTTAAGAGAAGAAATAGATATTGAGTTAAATAAAGCCGTAAGTAAATATATAAATACTAGATACGGTAAAAATAATATATATAGAAAAGGTTTTGAAGAAAGTCAAAAAAGAATTGACGATCTTAGAAATTTAGTAACAGAATTTGAAGGAACTGCTACATTTAAAGAGCAGTTAACTACAAATATTTTTGTTGACACATTTTCTTTGCCTTCAAATTACATGTATTTAGTGTCTCAATTATCTAAAGTTGTCTCAAGAAAAAATTGTAAATCTATAAATTATCAGTTAGATTCTATAAATACACAAGCTTTAAAACCTTATTTTGCAATAGGTTTAAGTGAATTTGTTTGTAATGACAATAGTCAAATTGCAGACTCTTTAGTTTTATATGAAGATATAAATGACACTACAACAGGTCAAGTGACTATTTGGAGTAATACTAATAATTATCAATTTCCTCAAGATATTGGACAGTTAATTACAAATGTAGTAGCTAATCCTCCTGCAGGAATTGAAATTTATTGGGAACAATTTAATACTTTACATTTTCCAGGACAATTTATTGTTTTAATAAATACAGATGTAATTTCATGGTTTGAGTGGGATGCCTCTATAGGTACAGTTTCTACTTTAGCAGCTTTAGATTCTACATCAACAGTTTTAAAAACAGCTACAGGTAATAATGCAACATTAGATTACAATGAAAAAAGAGTATCTAGTCATCATCCTTCAGGTACAATTACTAATACAGTAAGTAATACATTTGTTCAGCATGATGATGTATTTACATTATTACATGATCCGTTTAATACAACTAAAAAAACAGATCCTCTTACTACTATACGTGGAAACAACATAGATATATACACGAATGATATATTTATAATAGACGCAGTGAAAATAACATATATAAGAAATCCAAAGAAAATTTCACTATCTTTGGGAATTGATTGTGAGCTACCAGACCATACTCATCAAACGATTGTGGATATGACAGTAAGCAGTATATTAGAGGGAATTAGTGACCCTCGATACCAAACTCACGAAGCTGAGGTAGGTAAAAATGAATAAATATTAATTTTAAAAAAATAAAAAAATGGCAAGACATTTAATTATTGGTGATGGTACTACAAGATCTACAGCTAATCCTGTTGAAGACGGTGCAATCACTATACAAAAAATGAGCGCATCTGGACCAACTGATTTAGTTTTAGGAGACTCTATAGTAGATGCTCCTATGATTAGAATTGTAGGTGGTGGTAAAGATGGAAAAAATATTGTAACTCCTTGGATTTACGGTAAAGATGTAATTAACTGGAGTGGTAAATCTTATGTAGCTCCACAAGCATGTACAGTTACTGATACTATTTCAGGTAATGCTACTACAGGAGGTGCTTTAGTACTTAAATTTATAAAGACTTCAGGTCCTAGACAAGAATTCTTTAGTTTTACTACTGATATTGCAAACGGTACAGCAGAAGCTGATACAGATGCTGCAATTAAAACAGCATTTGAAGATGCTTCTTTAGTAAAGCCAGATTGGTTAAATCCAGTTTGTGACGCTACAGCAGGTTCAACAGTTGTGTTTTCAGGAGCAATTAGAGGTGATGTAGCTTATAGTGGAAACACTTGGGATTACGAACCAGTACAAATTAAACTAATCGTAGAAAGTTTTGCAGGTACTCCTCAAACACATACTGCTTCAGCTACTACAGGTGGAAACCCAGGATACGGTGACGGATTTGCAGTAAGAGCTTTTGAAGAGTCACAGCAAGGTATTCAAGCTGGATTCTACATGAGAGGACACTTACCAAAGCAACCTACTTTAGAATCTGTAACAAGTACAAATTATGATATGTACTCAATTGTAGCAACTAAAGACGGTTCTTCATCTTCTCAAATTAATGGAGTTGACAACCTAATTGAACTTAACGTTGCAGCAGTAGCAGGTGATGCAGATAGTGCAATCTTTGAAAACAAACTAAACGGTTATTTTGCAGGAGTATTCCCTAACGTAACTTTATAATAAATATTAACTTTTAAAATATAAAAAACATGGCAAGTAGATTAGTAAAACAATCAGTTAAATTTGTATATGATTTTGCAGTTGATGGAGGATCTCACTCCGCTTCAAACCAAGGTTTGGCAGGAAATGGGGCAGGAGTTATTACACCTGCAGATGCAGATATAACTATTCCAGAAAACGCAATCATTACAGATTGTATAACATACGTATCAACAGCAATGACTAGCGGTGGTTCAGCTACTGTAGCTATTGGATGTGGAGGAGCAGCTTTAGTAGCGGCAACTGCATTTGACAATGGAGTATTTGATGATGAAGACGTAACTCATACAGTAGTAGCAGATAAAACTACTTCAGCAGCACGTCCTACTATTACAGTTGCAACAGCATCTTTAACAGCAGGAGTTATTGAAGTAATTATTGAATATTACTTAGGTACATCTTTAGGAGCTTAATCCTAAATTAACATAAGACTTATAGGGGGCATTAGTCCCCCTATCGGTCTTTTTTTATAAAATTTAAAATATGGCATTATCTTTAAACGCAGCAGACAGTTGTAAATTCTTATCAGTAATTATAAATTACAGTGCTCAACAGGCAACTAATTTACAAATAGATATAATAGATGCTAATGGAATTCCTGTAAATGGAAATCTTAATCCAACATTTACTATACAACCAGGATCACCAGCTATTAGCTATCCTATTCCAGTTAACAATTTAACAGTTGACTATGGAATTATAACAGTTGTATTAAATGTTCAAAATGGAGGAGAAATAGACAGACAAACAGTATTACTACATTGTGATATTGATTGTTGTTTAACAAAATTAACTAATGAACTTATAGACTGTCATTGTGACTGTGCAAGATGTTCAAAAACTTTAGCAAAAGCTCAAAAAGTATTTTTATTACTTGACTCTGCTAATTATGCTTTGGTACAAGCAAACGGTGTACCTTTAAGCCAAAAACCAGGCTTTATAGATGACGCAAATTCAAAATATTTAAAAGCAAAAGAAATTTGTGACGAAAGTTGCGGATGCGATTGCTAAACTAATTACAATATATGGCAACTGAAGAATCTCCCTACAACCAGGATAAAGAAGCCTCTGCTGAACAAAAGCCTAAAGTAAAAAGGCTATCAAGAGAGACAGAAGAAAGATCTTCTACAAATACTAAAGAAGAATTAGGAGAAGATACAAGATCTGAATCTTCTGGTATAGATGCATCCGAATATAAGGGTAATCCAGTACAATTTGGTAGACCCGCTGGAAATCCTCCTAGATATATATTAATAGCTGCAGAAACTCAACCAAATAGTGTAGGAAATTCTAGAATTATAGTTAATAGATTTGTTAACGAATCTACACAACCAGGTTCAGGTATAACTGCTGCAGGATATGATATTGTAACAATGGTTACGGATGTAACGTTTACTAATATTGCTAATTTAGTAACTCAAACTAGTACTCATATTATTATTACATATAACAATTCAGCTTTACCAGATGAGGCTACTCCAAGAACTATTCGTGTCACATGGCAGTCTGGATTTTCAAAAGAATTTGTAATACTTTTACCAGGTAAATGGGCAAATAATAATAATCCTCTAGTAGCTTTAGGTATAGCATCGCCTACATCTTTAGACTCTGATACATATACTACTAATTGTAATCCAGACAATGAAGTCCAAACTTATAGAAATGTTGGAACATACGGGCCTTGGCCTAGTCTTATATCTGGTAATTATTTAGAAATTTTTGCTTCTAGAGTAGTATTAAATCCTTATAGTGGAACAATAGTTGATACTTTACCTGAAGGACAATGGGTATTTGCTAATGGATCAAATTTTAGTGGAAGTATAATAGATCAAACTTTTCAATTAACAAGTGCTGGTGGTGGTACACTTAACCATTTTAATCATAGCCATAGACAGTATTTTGGACTGACACAGCTAGCTAATGCAAATCCTGCTTCACCAGCTTGGTGGGGTCAAACCAATCCTGCAAGATTAGGAGAACCTGTACCTGGTCCAGATGAGCATGAGTACCATGTTATAAAACTTTCATACCCATATGCTAGTAATTATGATAATCAACTGCCTTGGACAGGAAGTACAGACCAATCTGGAAATTTAGTAAATTTTGGATTTGCAAGCACAATACATAGTGATCAATATCTTCTTGAATTTTGGAATGGTTTACAGGGATATGGAATGTTTGGAGGATATGATTCTATATATGGAGGAGATGGAAATGGATATTCTTTTAGAAGTTATATTATGTATTCAGATAATATTCCTAATTGTGAAAGAGAGCCTAGACCTGTAATAGATGCATGTGCAGATCCAAATAGTATGGCATACTATCAATATACAGGAAATGATTGTGACGGTGTTAGTATTCCATCATCAGTTTTATTAGATCCAACTACAGCTGTATTTGCCCCTCAAAGTTGTTGTCCATCTTGTGTAAACTCTAACGGTGACGATATATCTTATAGTACTCAACCTTTAACTCTTAATGTTCAAGGTTCTAATCCTACTACTCCTGGAGGAACAAATGGATGGATAAATGTAACTATAAAAGATGGAGGATTTGGATCAAGTAGTTTATTAGGTGCAACATTTGGGCTGCCTACAGGTAATGCAAATTATACATTTGTATTACAAAGTCAAGATGTAAGTTATCAAATGCAAGGAAACACTGCAGGACACGCTGTTGGATCTGGAGCTATTAGTTCAAACTCTTTTACTTTTGGAAATGGTTTAACAGCAGCTGATAATACTAATAATGGACTATTACAAGGAGGAACAGGAAATTCAACTTATGCAACTAGTAGCGCACAAGGATATGTTCCTGCAGCACAAGGAACAACTAATAGTGCTGGTCTTAAACAAGGTTTATATAATGTATTTGTTTTTGACTCTAGTTCTACTGTATGTTTAGCTCAAGTTATAGGAGTACAATTAAAAGACCCTTTACCAGTAGTAGGATGTACAGATAGCAATGCTTTAAATCATAATCCTAATGCTACTATTTCAAATAACGTATCATGTCATTATTGTGATGATACAACTGGTCAATTAGTTGATGGTAATAGTCCTCCAAATACAGTAGCTCCTATTGCACAAGCGCTTAGCAATCCTTTTACAATAGTATACCCAACTAATAGTACAGACACAGGTTCAGAAATTCAAATTGTAGGAATACAAGCCTCAGTTCAATTTCAAGCATATATAAACAATATAGTTACTGGTACAACACAAAATGCTGATTATAAAGTTGAGTTATATAAATGGGATTCACAAACTCCAAGTGGTAATTCTGCTTTTGGAACATTAGCAGGATTTAATGCTAATACTACACAAGTAGGTAGCACAATAACTAGTGTAGGTTCAGTAGGTTGGAATGTTTTACTTAATGCAGCTACATTAGGAGCAGGATTTGCATATGGATATTATAGTATAAAAGTTTATGTAGATGATCCAGATGCTACAGGAGTAGAGCAAGAACAATGTTATGAAATTTTTGACATACCAATACCAGTACCAGCTTGTCAAGATCCTTTTTTAACTAATACAGGACTTACTTCAGATGGAGTTTTAATTGGTGATTCAAATTTATGGTTTCAAGATCAAACAATTTGTGATTTAAATAATAATTACTGTTGTGATACACCAACATTTACACCGGTAGCTAATTTTGATCCATGTACTAATTTTACATATGAATCTTCAATTAGTTGTTTTCCTCCTGCAGAAGTTTTAGTATATCAAATACAATATTATGATAGTGGAAGTTGGATCAACGTAGGACCTTCAACAAGTATAGGTTCTTTAGGCCAAGGAATTGTTAGTCCATTTGTAATTACTATAACAGAACAAGCTTTTCAAATTAATGGAAATGGAGACTATAGAATAGAGTGGGTAAGTTCTTATTCTGCAGCTCCTGATTGTACTGTAACAAGTCCTACAGTTAGTATATATTTACCTATATACGGATGTACAGATCCTTTAGCATTAAATTACGATGCTGCAGCTATATGTGATGATACATGTTTATATTGTGTCTATGGATGTACGGATCCTAGTGCAAGTAATTATGATCCAAATGCAACTTGTGATGATGGTACTTGTTACACTGATGTTTATGGTTGCACAGACCCAACAGCAACAAATTACGATCCTACTGCTACAATAGATGATGGTAGTTGTGTTTATACTCCTTGCGGGTGTACAGACCCAACTGCAATTAACTATGGGTATTCTGGTCCAATATCTAACAATAATTATGTAGGAAACCCTCCTGCATGTGATGATGGAAGTTGTGCGTATTGCGATGACCCACCAATGACTGTTTCTTATACAACTACTGCTGCAACAAGTTATATAATTGCTTCTGGTACAGGATACTATTGTGGAACTAATAATGATGGTTGTGTACAACTTACAGTTACGTCATCGACTTGTAATACAGGTCAATGGGAGCTTGTAACTTGTACTACATTTTGTGGTTTATCTCAATCTACTACAAATTGGATACCTCCTGGAAATTATGATTTTAATACAGCTATTGAATTTTGTAATTTACCAGCAACAACACTTACATTTACAATATTAGATTGTCATGGATGTGAATTAGTTTTTGAAGTTTCAATTCCAAGTTCGGGAACTAGTTGTGGTTGTACAGATCCTGCAGCTGACAATTATAATCCTTCTGCATTGTATGATGACGGATCTTGTGAGTATTGTGGATGTACAGATGAAAATGCTACAAATTATAACCCATCTGCAACTCAAGAATGTGTTCCAGGAATATGTGAATATGGAAGTGGAGGATCAGCGTGTCAACCTCACCCATGTATACCTACAGGAATTGATCAAACTATTAGAAGAATAGAAGTATGTATAGCAGAAAATGGATTTGATTATTATAATAAACTAGTTACTGGGCAAGCAGATGATTGTTCAATAATGAATGTATGGAAATTAATATTAATGGGTTACCTATTAAAGAAAATAGGTTTAGATTGTCTTTATAACTGTGAAGACTCAAATACTCCTAGTCCTTCGTCTGCATATAGATCATGTGAAGACCTTTGGGTAGAAGGAGGACCAAGTACAGGATTAAATGATTCTAATGTAAATACATTAACACCTGCAGTAGGAACAACATCTACTGTGAGTTTATTTGATCCAAGTGGAACAGGAGAGCTAACTCCTGGAGATATAATAAAGCATCATATAAGTGGAAATATATGGTTTTTCCAAGGACCAGCTCAAAGCGGGTTACCTACACCAGTAAGTGTAGCAGGATTAGATCCAGAAAATGCTTCTGGAAACATATCAGGATATTGGGCATATTGTAATGATAACATGAGATATATATCAAATTCTAACAATATTAATTATATAGATAATTTTATTAACTTTGCAAATAAGTTTTGTAGAGATTGCGGTAATGACCCACAATTATTAACAGGAAGTTCATCTAATCAGATTGTTCCGGATATACAACAAGGAGTAGATGGTATAGATGATTTAGAAATATAAAAATATAAAAATGGCAAAAGTAACAGACTTAAGAACGTTGGCTAAAACAAGTGTAACTGATAGTGACTATTTTTTAGTATCTAACAGTAATACAGGAGCATCTCAAAAACTTACTGTATCTTCTATGTTTCCTGCGGTATCAACAGCAGGTACATCTAGTGAAACACTTTACACTAGTGCAACATTAACAAATAAAAATCAAATAGTATTTAAAGGAATAAAATCAGGAGACACAGGACTATTAACTGTAGATACAACTTCTAATAATATAGTATTAACAGCTTTAGAAGCTGGTATAGATCTTAGTTTATGTAATAATACAACTGCAGGGTTTTTAAGTTCTGTAGATTTTACAGGAACAGTAACAGGAGAAAATGGAGTAACAAATGGAGGTACTGGATTATCTACAATAGCTAAAGGAGCAATGCTTTATGCTGATGCTACAGATTCTATAAAAGCTACAGCAGCAATGTCTACAAATGGGCAATTACTTATAGGTAATGCAACTACAGGTATACCTACTTTAGCAACTCTTACAGCTGGTACTAATGTAACAATTGCTAATACTGCAGGAGCTATATCTATAGCAGCTAGTTTATCTACAATGGCAGGAATATTAGATATGGCTAATAACAATATAGATTTAGGTACTGCATATTTAAGTGCTGACGGGTCTACTAGTCAAGGTATAAGAGTAACTGCTGCTAATACGTATTTAGGAACATCAGGAAACTATTTTAATAGCGAAGTATTAAATGTAGGTGGTAGTATAGCTTTTAACGCAGCGGCATCTATAAAACCTAATGCTACAACATCAAGTACTACAGGAAGTAGTTTAACAATAGAATCAGGAGGATCTGCAGATGGTGCGTCAGGATCTTTAAATATAAATGCTGGATCAGCAAGTGGTAGTGGTCAGGGGGGTAGTGTAATTGTTACTTCTGGTCAATCTGCAAGTGGTACAGATGGAGATATACAATTAAAAACTTATTCAACTGCAGGTAGTGCAACAGCTGCACTAACAATTGCAGGGGGAGCTACCCATGATGTAACAGTAAATACAGGAGATTTAATTATGTCAACTGGAAATGTATATATGAGAAATTCAGCTAATCCAGACGTAATAAAATATCAAAACGATCCAGAAGTTACAGATGATGGTACTACGGTAGTGTCTGCAGATAATATTTTATCAGGAATTATAACATGCACACCTACAGCTGATAGAAGTAAAGCTACAGATACAGCAGCTAATCTTGTATCAGGACTAAGTTTAAATGTAAATAACGATTCATTTGATTTTAGCCTTATAAACCTAGCAACATCAGGTGGGCATAATGTAACACTTACAGGGGGTACAGGAGTAACTCTTGTAGGAAACATGGTAGTATTTTGCCAAGACGCAGCAGACGATGCAGTATCTGTTGGTGTAGGAAGATTTAGAGTTAGAAGAAGAGGAAGTTCAGCAGTAACAATATATAGAATAGGATAATTTAATTATTAATAAAAACCAATATAAAATGACAAAAATTAATGCAACAAAAGGAGAATTTGTAAATCTAATTAACGGATTATTTCAAGTTCAAGATTTAAAAGGTAAAAAATTTGGATTAGCAGTAAGTAAAAATATTGCTAAATTAAAAGAAGAATTACAACACCTAGAAGATTTAGGAAAGCCTTCTGAAGAGTTTATGAAATTAGCAATGAAAGTTAATGAACTTACAAAAAATAATTCTGAAGACTCTCGAGAAGAAATAAATAAATTAGAAAAAGAAAATGAAACTCTGGTTAAAGAAAGAAGAGAACAAATGGAAAAAGTAAATAAAGTAATGCAAGATAAAATAAGTATTAAATTAGTTACTATTTCTGAAGATATTTTGCCAGACGACATTAGCGCTAAGCAAATTAATAACATTGAAAAAATTATATTATGATAAATTGGATAAATGGTTATGCTGCCGGTAATAAAAAGCAAAAATTTGAATTAAATTTTAGATTAGGTACTTTTACAGTTTTAGAAATTAAAGCTTGTTTATTTTGTGATGAAAATTGCACTGCTAAAAGGTTTAGATTTATGGTGTTTAATCTAGGATTTGAATTGTAATGGCAAAAGAATTAAATGAAGATACCGCATTTAAGCTAAGTATAAAAACAATAATAGGTGCCGCTTTTGCGGTAGCAACACTAGCTGGTATGTGGTTTACTTTACAAGCTGATATAGCAGAAGCTAAAGAGTTACCTGCTAATGAGTGGAATCCTGAGTGGGAAGAAAAGCTTCCAGACGCAGAAGTTACACGCATGGAGTTTGATATGAAAGATCAGATGATAAGACAAACTATTATGGACACAAAAACTGATGTTGATGAAATTAAAAAAACATTAGAAAAAATAGAAGATAAGCTTTATGACAGATAGCATTACCTGGAAAACAAGAGCTATATACATGTTAATAATTGTTTTCATGTTAATTGCTAGTGGTGTTTTTGGTCAGATAACAGTGAAGCATTTTAATGCAGATTGGAATAAAGGTAATAGTGCTGACTGGTTTATGGATTTAAAAGATTGTAATACTAAAAGCTATGTTGATATTAGTAAAGATACAAAAGCACAAAAGGATTATAAAATATCATCTGTACCTACTATAATAATATTTAAAGATGGTGAAGAGGTTGCAAGGTTTCAGGCTGATTTAAGTTTTAAAATGATAGCAACAAAAGAAGAAGTACAAGAAGAGATAGATAATATATTAATGAGTGATTTTTAAATTATGGCAAAACAAATGATAAAAAGAAAAGACGGCTCTTACTCACAACGAGGTCTTTGGGATAATATTAGAGCAAATAAAGGTAGCGGTAAAAAACCTACTAAACAAATGTTAGAGCAAGAAAATAAAATTAAAAACAAAAAAGAAATGGGAGGAACAAAGAAAAAATTATATAAAAAAGGCGGAAAGTCTGCTTTTGGAATGCTTAGTGTAAAAGCTGGTGTTGACAACAATCCTAATCCTACAGCTGCAGATAGAATAGTTGGAGCTAAGAAAGATAAAAAGAAAAAAGGAGGCAAAAAGAAAATGATGGGAGGCGGAATGAAAAAAATGATGTACAAAACTGGAGGATTTACTTTAGAGCCTAAAGTGCCTAACATAGACGATCATAACTGCTGCAGTTAAAATGTGGGAATTATTTAAGGATAAAAATGAAATCAATGAAAAGAATGTAATTGGATTTGCATCTTTTATTCTTATGGTTATGTTTGCTATTACAGATCTTATAACAGGCTTTTGTGGTCAAGAGCTTGTAATAAACAATACTATATACAATTCTTTTGTTATTATAACATTAGGATGTTTTGGAATTAGTTCTTTTGAAAAAGTAAAAACAAAAAAATGAAAAAAATATTATTATTATTATTATTGCCTATACTGAGTTTTGCACAAAATTGTGCGCCAGCTTTAACAGCTATTGATACATGTATGTATGGCTATGCTAGAACATGGGTAGAATGGCAGCCACTAGATAGTGGTTGTACTATAACTAATGTTCACAGAGGTACACCTTATAATACTTATACTTGGAGTTGGGGTAATCAAAACCAAACTAATTATTCTTTTTATAATAACTATAGCCCAGGTGATCCTTTTGCTAGTTCAGATGGATTTTGGATGGTTTTAGAAATGGCTGATGGTAGTTTTACTGACACAATTTATGCAAACGAATTTACATGTATTGAGGGTTGTATGGATCCGTCATATGATAATTATAACCCATTAGCTAATATACCTGATGTCTGTTTGGCTATACCGCCTCCACAAGATGATTGTTCTGATACTACAAAAACATCCATAACAATTGAATTTACACCAGATACATATGCAGGTGAAACTTCTATGCGTATTGTAAACCAAGATGATAGTATTTTATATAATGTGCCGCAAGGATTTTTCTATAATGTAGGGACTGGCAATACATATACTGAAACAATATGTGTACCAATAAATGATACAATAAGATTTATGATATATGATTCATATGGTGATGGTATATGTGGTAGTTGTTTTGGCGGTGTAGATGGTAATGCTTTAATTACAGATGAATGTGGTGATACTATATATAGTTTAACACCAGGTGATAATTTAAACTTTGGTAGCGGAGATACATCAGATGTATTTATAATGAAAGACTGTAGCTGGATACCTGTTGTTGGTTGTCCTAATCCAGCTTACTTAGAGTTTAATCCAGGAGCAGACGTAATGAATCCAGCACTTTGTGTTACGCCTAGAGTTATAGGCTGTATGGATAGCACCATGTTTGATTTTAATTCTAGTGCTAATACGCCACTTATGGCAGATACATGTGATTATATATTAGAACTTACAGATGGTGGTGGAGATGGTTGGTTAGGTGCTTATGTAGTAGTAAATCAATTAGGTAATTCATACGGTCCTTATACTAATACAAGTTCTTTTGTTGAAATTATAAATTTAGAATTAAAATCAAATCACCCAGTTACAATTAGAGCTTACTCACAAACAAGTTCTGATGCTACTATAGATCAAATAGGTTTTAGATTAATAAATCCAGAAGGTAATGTTATAGCTTCAGGTGGTACAAATCCTTGGAGTGACAGAATAATGTTGTTTCCAGATAAATATATAACTTTACCAAATTGTCCTACTATATGCACACCTTATATTTATGGGTGTATGGACACTACAGCTTATAATTATAATGATACAGCAAATACTAATGATGGTAGTTGTTATTATAATCCTGGATGTGTTGATCCACAATACCTAGAATATTATACACAAGGCTTTACGGCAGACTATGACGATGGGACGTGCTTAACAGAAGCTTTGTGGGGCTGTACAGATTCTACAGCCTTCAATTATGATTCGTTAGCAAATTTAGACAATGGAGGATGCACACCTGTTATTATGGGGTGTATGCAACCGTTAGCTTTTAATTATGATCCTTTAGCTAATACTCCAGATACATGTATACCTTTTATATATGGCTGTATAGATCCTAGTATGTTTAATTACGACTCAATAGCAAATACAGATGACGGAAGCTGCATACCTTTTGAGTATGGGTGCACAGATTCAACAATGTTTAATTTTAATCCTTTAGCAAATGCAGAATATATCCCTACTAATTGTGTGCCTTATATTTACGGTTGTACTGATCCTTCTATGCTTAATTACAACCCACAAGCTAATACAGAAGATTTTAGTTGCATTGCTTATATTTATGGTTGTATGGATAGTACTGCTCTTAACTATGACTCGCTGGCTAATACTGACAATGGTTCGTGTATTGCTGTGGTTCAAGGATGTATGGACCCAAATGCGTGGAATTATAATCCGTTAGCAAATATAAATCATGGCCACGATTCATTAGGATGTTTATACGCAGCAGAGTGGTGTATAAATGGTTCTGGTAATCCTTTCTTTTTAAATGACGAATGCTATGCTTGGGTAATTGAAGTTGATGAATATTGCTGTGAAAATGAATGGGATGAAATATGTGAATTAACATATGATCATTGTGCGGAAGGCATGCCTATGCCTCCTGCTAGAGTAGTAGAAAAAAAATTGTTAAGGATTACAGATTTATTAGGAAGAGAAGTTAAAGAAACAAAAAATAAAGTGTTGTTTTATATATATGATGACGGCACTACAGAAAGAAAAGTTATTAAATGAAAAAATTACTAATTATATTTTTATGCTTATCTAGTATTGTTCAAGGACAAATACGCTTAGAAGATATTAAAGAAATTGACTTTAAACAATTTTTTAAAGATCAAATTAAATTTGCTACTGTATATGGTGCTGTAAATGGAGGTACTTCTGTCTCTGATGTAAAACAATTTTCTGTTTTAGATGGATTACAAACATCTATTATAGAAACTCCATATGATTATTCTTTAACTGTAGGTGTAAGAAAAATAGCTAGATTTGGGTATGAAAATAGAGCTAATACATTTTACGATGGTACAGAGTCTAATTATACAGACGCTGCTACTGTAGGTAAAGTACAAGGTTTTGAGTATTTATTTGAAATAGACTATGCTAGACAACAAGGTGTAGATTATGTAGATCAGCATCATTTTATTAGATATAGTTCTGATGATAATTGTGATGGCCCACTTTGTGTTGATCATTTTACAGCCAAAGTAGAATACCTTAAAGATGGTTTTGCAGATGTTGAATATTTTGAATTATCAGAAAGATATAGGTTTAAAAAAGATAAAAATTTAGCTTTTAGTATAGGTTTAACACATAGATTAGCAGAGCCATATGGATATGACCCTTTAGCAGATTGGATGTTGTCTAATGGTAATCTGCATTACACTTACTTAGCAATACAAGAAGGCTATACTGTAGATGTATACAACAGTGAATATAAAGACCCATCTGGAAATGTAGTAGCTAATAGTGCTGATGTTTGGAAAGAAGTTGTTATACCTCAAGTTTTAGCTGACTATACAACTAAAAAAAGAAATGAATTAAGTCGTATTATACAACATTCTCTAGTTATAGGATTTGATTATTATAAATACAATAAAAGTACATGGCTACACGCATGGGGTAATTTATTACCATATCACTATGATGACGGAAATAAATTTTCTTATCACAATTATGTTGATGGTCAATGGTATGATTATTCTGGTGGTTTAATATACGGTATAAAAGTAAATAAACATTTAGGATATTTTGTAGAAGGTAAATATAATAAATATTGGAATCGTGAGTGGTATGACTTTAAATTTGGTGTTAACTATATTATTAGATAATGTATAATTATAAAATAGAAGTCTTAAGAGTTATTGATGGAGATACAATTGATGCTGAAATAGATTTAGGCTTTGATGTAAAAATTAAAAAAAGAATTAGATTTATGGGTATAAATACACCAGAATCTAGAACAAGAGATTTAGAAGAAAAAGCTAGAGGTTTAGCTGCTAAAGATAGAGTTAAACAACTTTTAGATGGATGTAAAAACATAACATTATGTTCTCACGGTGTAGGTAAGTTTGGGAGATGTTTAGGAGAAATTATGTTAGATATGGTAGACGGACAAGAAAAATTAACTCTTGAAAGTCTAAATAAATTATTAATTAACGAAGGTCATGCAGTAGCATATCATGGCGGAAAAAGATAAAAATTATGTTAGATAAAATATTTGGCGGGGGAGCCGCAGATTTAGTAAAAAGTGTAGGTGGTGTAATAGATGGATTACATACATCTAAAGAAGAAAAACTCGCTGCAGAGTTAAAAGTAAAAGAGTTACTAGCAGAGTATGAAACTCAAATGGAAAAAGAAATAACTTCTAGATGGCAAGCAGACATGAATTCTGATTCATGGTTATCTAAAAATATAAGACCATTAACTTTAGCATTTTTAGTTGTGTGTACAGTATTAATGATATTTATTGATGCAGGATCAATTAACTTTGTAGTAGAAAAAAAATGGACTGATTTATTACAAATAGTATTAATTACAGTAATTGGTGCTTATTTTGGTGGTAGATCATTAGAAAAAACAAAAAAATAATAACAAATAAAATTAAAATAAAATGGCAACATTAACAACAAAATTAACACTAACAAGTTCAGATGCTGTAAGCGATGCCTTAAACGTTACAGTTACCGATTCGTTAAGTGTTGGAGAACCAACTACAGGAATGTCTAGAAAATCTATAGCTACTGGATCTGCACAAGATGTTTTAGCTTCTAACAGCGCCTTTAATTATGTATATTTAAAAAATGCAGACTCATCAAATGCTGCAGCGTGGTTACAAATAAAACTTGGAGGAGACGCTAAACTTAGATTAGATGTTGGCGAATTTGCTTTTTTTTCTTTATACAGTGGACAAACAGTTCAGGCTGAAGCACAGACTGCTGCTTGTGTAATTGAATATGCTCAATTTACTAAAGCATAAATAAATGGAAAAAATAAGTAAACACGTAAGCTGGCACGAGGGAACGTACAGTAGAACAGGAGATAGAAGAGGTTTAGATAATACACCAAATAAGGAACAAATTAAATGCATGAAAGAAGTTGCTGAAAATTTGTTTGAACCTTTAAGAGAATGGGTAGGTGGACCAATAAAAATAAATAGCTTTTTTAGAGGTGAACCTGTAAATACAGCTATAGGAGGATCTAAACATTCTCAACATATGA